AGACCAGCACCTGAGGCTTCCCCAGCAGCTACTTGTCCAGGCATAGCAGTACTATCAATTGTACCTGTAGCTTGGAGGAGCATTGCTTGGAAGTTCTGAGCAGTCTGGAAGTTCTGAGGATCAGTTGTACCAAACTTGAATGGCATCATGATCTCGTTAGGATTACCATTGACTAAGATGTTCTTACCAGGACGTACATCAAACTTAGCACCACGTGGTAGCCTTGTAGCATCCATAGCCATCATAGGTGAGGTAGTAAGAGCTAAAGAATCTAAGTGACTACGGATCTGAGCGTCAATAGCCTTCTGCATATTGTAGCCCTTCTCAGCAGTACCACGACCCCAGAAACGACCAGGCATGGAGTCAGCTTGATAAGCAACAATAGGACGATCCTTCATCATGTAAGGATTCTCTTCAGCTTTTAAGAGCCACTGATCATCAGCGATGATGACGATAGCCTCTACCATGTCTTGGTAGTCTTCAGCCATAGAACCTTCAGGGAATAGATCTACAATCTCTTCTCCGTCTTTCTTCTGTAACTCTTCTAAGTATTCCTTAGGAACAAGACCATAGTAACGAATGACTCGTACCTTGTCATCCTGCTTAGGAGATATCTCTTGGACAGGTTCTAAGCTCATGTCGCTGTAGCTAGGAGTGATTCCTACCTTACGATATGTGCCATCGACCATGCCCTGAACAATCTTATAATAAGGGACATACTCCTCAATTGCAACACCTAAGGATGATTCTATATCACGAGCATTAGGGTCAATGAGGAAGTTACGACAGTTGATTGGGTGGAGTTGAACCATGAACTTCTTCTGTTCACTTACACCGATAGCTGCCATAGCAGTGCCAGGGATAGGCTGGGTGGAAGGAGACATCACTGTCTTCTCTTCTACGGTAATCTCTCCGATACCTGTACCGTATAGTTCTCCTAAGAGAATAATATCATCTAATGCTTTCTTAACCTTTGAGAACTTAAAGTCCTCATGCATCTGTTGACGTACTAAAGCAATGTCATTCTTGTCTTGATCCATACGATCATCAACAATATCAAAGAACTCACCACGACCAAAGACAGCTTCAGAAATCTCAGCTTGCTTCGACTCCACAGCTTGTTGGAGGGCGGGAGTAACAAGACGAGATCTTTCGGACTCACGAGTCTTGTCAAGCCCATCCCAGATTCCTCTGAATAATCTTTCATACTCTTCCCATTTATCTAAATAGTTTACATCTCGGTGATCTCTCCAACGATTGCAATGATCTACGATGAATGAGACTAACTCACGATCATCTTCTGTTGTAATATCTTCTTTAAATTCAGCCATTCTTACATTCCTTCAGGGATTGTGGATTGTGGTACTTGCATTTGAAATGGATCAGTAAACTGAACAGGAGCAGCACTTTCTAGTTTTTTAATCCTAACTGTAGCACCTGATAATCCAGGTACACTCTCAACAACATAACCATCACCTAGTGTTTCTGCTACATAACTTTTTAATTCTTTTTGAGTAAATCCTTTTTGGAAAGTTCTTTCTTTACCAGAACCAATAATATAACCGTCTTCTGATTTAATTTTATTTTTAGCAGAGTTTACTTCTGCTGCACTTCGTACATTAATGATTGCTTCTCCGTTAGGCATCAACGATCTACCAATGCTTGTCACTGCTTCGTTACGCTGAGCAGGAGGCAATACGTTTAAAACATTCATATTAACAGCTTTGTTTGCTACTGCTTCAGGAATATCAGCAGCGTTTGTAAAGTCTGGAGTAAAGTCTTTAGGAGGAATTGGTTCAAAAGTTACCACATTCGCACCACGTTTACGAGCAGATGAAGATCCTAGACCCATGCCAGCACCATAGTCTAGCACTGTATCTCCTTCGCCTACGTTTAAAAGATCAAATGCTTTTTCATACGTAGGAGTGGTGTTAGATCGTTGAGTTTTGCCAGGATTAATTGTATAGTCAGCAGCTTGTTCTGTAGTACCAGCACGAGGAGCAGTCATGTTATCAATCGTCACACCTGCTCTCATGTTTGCAGGATCAGTCTCGATTGCTCTCATAGCAGGTTGTGCTAGACGTTCTGACACGTCCATACCACGACGTTGCTCAGTTTGACGAGCAAATACTTCTCCAGCTACTTTCATGTAGTCTGCTACGGATTGTTGGTATGCTTGACTAGAACTATTCTTAGCATCCACAGCAGCACGTAGCGTTGGATACTTCTGAACATCTAGATTCATGATAAACTTCTCTGCTTGCTGTTTATCTCCAAAAGCTTGTTCTAAAGCTTTACGAGCAGATAAACCATTAGGAGCAGATAAACTACCAATTGCTTCTGCTACATTATCAGGAGTAAACCCAAGCTTAACTTCTTTTGCAAAGCGTAGGCTTTCTGCAGGAGATTGAGCAATAGCTTTGTTTAAAGAACTAGATGCTTGTTTGTAGGAGTCGTTCTGGTTTAGAACACCAGTAAAGCTCTCACCTTGTGTGAATAGTTCTTTACCTTGAACGTAGTGTTGGATCTCGTGTAGAGCTACTTTAACTGGGGTATCTGCTTGTCTCCAGTCAGGATGCTGACGATTAAACAGAATCATGTTCTGCTCAGGAGCATAGGCTGCTAAGCGAGAGGAGACAGGATCATCGATAAAGCTAACAGTAACGTCTTCGATGTCTGGGTAAGCTTTCTTTAACGTATCTGCTTTGAATACTTCATCGAATGCTAAGACTTCATTCTCAGGGATCTTGTTTAGGTCTATACCTTTGCGTAAGTCTACGTTCTTATCGCTGATCTCTAGCATTGCCTTGTTTGCTACAGGATCAAACGCTATGCCTTGCTTAGGATATAAAGCATCCCACTCCTCAGCAGGTAATCTAAACCAATCACGCTGTGCGTCTTCTAATGTTTTAGTTAGTGCAGGAGCGTCTGTAATACCTGCTGCTCCTAAGTTACTAATACCTTCTCTACCAATGAACATCTCAGGGACAAGACTAGGTGTTGCTCTAGTAGTTCCTTTAAACAAGCCTTGTGCTTCCAGGTTATCCACTAACGCAGGAGCAACCATCCGAAATAAGCTACCAGTTATACTCATTTAATATCCCGATATAAAGTCATTAGGTTCATATTCATCGTCCATCTCATCTGTAAAGTATGTTGTTACAGCTAACTGGTCGACATAAGATAAAGCATCTACTAAGTCGTCATGCACCTGCGAAGTAGGGAACATTAGAAGCTGATCCACAAACTGTGTCCAATCCTCTTCTTCATTCAGTGTTACCTTACCATGCTCGAATCGTCCCTGTAATGCCCAGACAATCCTTTCAGTCTTTTGTTTACCACCATGCGTTAAGTCTTGTATTGTTGCATATACGTTGTTTGATCTCATTAGATCACTGAGGTAGGGCAGTACAGCATTACGTACAGTTCCTCTTTCAATTCCTACACCTACTGGCTGAAAGTCTCTAATGTTCTTAAGAATCCTAGCTGCTGCGTCCTTAACATCCCAGCGTCCATGCTCAATCTTCTTTATAAACCATTCACCATCTTCAGTTACTTTAACCACAGCGATAGCGGATTCATCTAGTTTCTTTGATCTTGCAGAGGAGTAGTTAACATTGGTAAACCCTGCTAAGTCTATTGCTATGTAATAAACACCTTCAACAGGTTCTTCTCCATACTTTATCCATTGTTCTTTGAATAAGTCTGTTCCTGCGTTATCAAAGCTTGCTTCGTATTCCTGCTTAAAACTGAATGACGATAAAGTCTTTTTAGCTCCCTCAATCTCTTTCGGATCAATAAGCGGATTGTCTTTGGTTGTGAAGTGCCAGCTCTTCCACTCTTCATCTTCCTCCGACGTACCGAGGTTATACATATCGTAGAACCAGTTCCGTCCCTTCGGAGTCCCAATAAAGAGTGCTTTACCCTTTTTGTCTGATAACGAAGCACGTAAGACCTTCTCCCATGTGTCAGGCTTTATGTCAGCTACCTCGTCCAAGACCAGGAATGTTAAGCTGACTCCTCGAAGGGTATCAGGTCTATCAGCACCTCTGACGTAGATCTTAGCACCGTTAATCAGTGTGATGTCCATGTTGTTGACATGGCTGTTACTGATTACATCTCTACCCAGCTCCATCAGCAAGTCCCAGATAATCTGTCTTGCTTGCCCTTGGGTAGGGGCTACGTACATCACTGCTGAGCCTTGAGGACATCTCAGTCCCTCCACCAAGAGGGCTACTGCTGAGAGTCTACTCTTACCACAACGTCGTCCTGCTACGATAACCTTAAACCTTGTGTCATCGCTAAATACTTTCTTTTGCCAGGGAAGGAGCTCGAAGTTAAGATTCATCTTCTTCTTCCATATCGATGGTCTCTACAGCTTCCACCCTAGTCTCACCCAAGCCAGTAATGTTAATTGTTACAGCATTCCGCTGACCCTTAGCATCCTTTTCAAAGAGTGAGACAGGTAGAAGTCTATCCATGCACATCTTTAGACATGCGACCTGATCTTTGTCTTCATCGTCTAAGGCTTTTCTTAAGACAGTGTCTATGACCTTAGTTCCAGTAGTACTCAGGAGTCTAGCTTTAAATTCTTGTATTCTTCCTGTGTCACCCTGGGGTCTACCAACCTTACCTCTTTTACGCTTAGCTTCTACGACAGCCTTAGGAGGACGACCCCTACGTGGTATAGACACAACAACTGAATTATCTTCTTTATCTTCTAAGTTCACTTCTAAGCCTTTTCCTACGTGAGTAGAGACTAACATTTAAAATTACTTCTCTTCTAAGTTATACTTAGAAGTTAACTAAGTAGTTTTTATATTATTTGTTTTTTATATTGTATTTACTTAGGAACTAACTTAGCGTTTTTCTCCTTAGTACAACTATTATACCATACTTATTAGAATTTGTCAAGTAATATTTTACTATGATGCCTACGGAGTACGTCTCACATGCGGGTCTGCTCAGTAAACTAGCACGTATTCCGCAACTGTAGCTAACAAGCCTTTATCAGTCACTAACGTAGCTCATCTTCTGGTATCTCCTACGATTCCTAAGCTATTGATTTATATACAATACCTTATCTTCTGTCTTCTGTCGTTAACTTCTTTAATATGCCTAATTATTAAGCACTTCTTCGTTTAACTTTTTAGGTGTTTTAGAGGGTTCTAACGTACTAGATTGTTGCGAGAGCCCCCTCCCCCTATCACAAAAATTCTACAGTGTCAATAGGGGTAAATACCTATAGACAAACTAGCTAGAATCTGCTAAGAGAGGGAGTTATAGTGTCACTCTATCACTATCCAGGACTCAATAGAACTAAACTATAATACTAGGGTTTATACCTATGTACTTACCTGGTAGCTTGTGAGATACTACCACTGTAGTCAACTAATGGAGGTAATACAATGAAATTTACATTTTTAAAACTAATTGATCAAAAGAAGGTAGTACCTATCGCTTTATTGCCTGAGGAAGTTAATGGGAAATTTACCTGGCAAATCGATGATGCCGATGTCCTGGAGTACGATCCTAAGACTAAGCAATTTAGTCTAGAAGTGTACGATTTTATCGATGATGACTATGAGCTAATCAATACCTTAGGGCACGATGACGCTTACCAGGTAGCACTACAGAATAACATAGTATACTAAGGGTTTGCCCTAGTTGACTTAATCAGTTGACTAGGGTATTATTTAAACACTACAGGAGGGTTTACAATGAAGATAGACTTACAAATAGAAGATCGTAGACTATTGTTACAAGGGATTTGGAAAGAGTTAACCTATTATCAAGGTATTATTGATAACAATAAAGGGCATGCAATAGCGTTAGAGCATGCAAGCAATATGCAAAAGAGATTGTGGGCATTAGAAGATAAAATGCTAGGTAATCATTATTTAATTGGAAAGGGTTAATTAATTTAGTAGATATATCTAGGGTTTTACTTGACTGTTTCAAAACCCTAGAGTATATTTATTAATAACGATGGAGGATTAGGGTATGTACCAATTTACAATTAATGGGAAAGACTTTAAATTTAAGACATTGAAGGAAGCAAAGTATTACGCTCAATTTAATGAAGGTATGACAATTATTAAAAAGGTGAAATAATATGCAAGTACACTTGACAATGAAGAGTAGTAATACTAAAACTGGTAAAATACCAGTGAGCACTACAAGCAAGCATTCATGCCCCGATACGTGCTCGTTTAAAGAGGGAGGATGTTATGCCCTTGATTATCACCTTAATATGCATTGGAATAAAGTAACCAGTGAAGAGAGAGGCACTGACTGGTCTACATTTTGCACTACTGTTACAGGGTTTAAACCTAATCAATTGTGGAGGCATAATCAAGCGGGTGATTTACCAGGGCAAAACAATTTAATCGATAGTGCTAAGCTTAAAGCATTGGTACAAGCAAACCATGGTAAAAGAGGGTTTACTTACACTCACTATCCAAGAGTAGGAAACAATGCTATAGCTATCAAGCAAGCCAATGCTCAGGGGTTTACAATCAACGCAAGCACTGAAAGCATAGCAGAAGCAGATCAAGCATTTAATGAAGGGTATCCTACTACTGTAGTATTAGAAGGGCATAGCGACGCTCTAAGCACGTTTAAAACCCCTTCAGGTAATACAGTGGCAATATGCCCAGCACAATTAAAAGACAATGTTACTTGTGAGACTTGTGCTTTATGTCAAAAATCAGAGCGTAAAGTAATCGTGGGATTTATCGCTCATGGCAGTAGTAAAGCTAAGGTAATCAAGATTATAGCAACTAAGGGTTAACACCTATAGACAAGTGTATTAGATTGTAGTATACTTGTCTTATCAACTAAACAAAGGAGAATTAAAAATGTTAGTATTCGAATATCCAAGTAAGAAAATATTAAAAGAAAGTATTGGCAAACCATTACGTTACATTGAGACCAGTATGTTCGGAGCAGAGTATAAAGACAATGGGTTTTTAACAGGTGCTAATCGTCCACATATTACAGGAATGGGAAGAGAATTTTTTGCTAATGTTACAATGGAAAACGGATTAATTGTGGCAGTCAAATAAGATACTATAGGGGTTTTCCCCTATAGACAATGCAATAATTTATGATAGAATGTATTTAACTTAGGAGATTAAATCATGAAGAGAGAATTTAGAGTAGCATTTAACAAGCTTAAAAAACTAGGAGTACCAGTCTATGAACATCGAGATGATAAGGGTAATTTTAGCATAGACTTAGAAGCACCTAGTGAACCTGGTATTACATGGGCAAACTATTACGATGGCTGGGCTATACCAGGCTGGGACTTTGGAATTAACCCAGAGATTGATGAAGTATTGCATCCCTTAGGCTTGCATGCTGAGTGGATTAATCCTGGTAGACTTGGAATATTTAATTAACTTAGGAGGGTTTAATTATGATGGATACTTATCAAGCAGTGGGATTAGCAGAGGGATTTATTGAGGCAGATAGTGAAGAGCAAGTGATTGAAGCTTGGCAGTACTTGCACGATACCAGGATAGGGTACGGATTACAGGGATTTTTTGGTAGAACATTAAACCAGTTACTAGATGAAGGGATTATATCATGATATTTTCAGTGACGATTAAAGTAGACAATGATGCGTACCACAATCAACCAGTGCAATACCAATTGATTGATAACCTTAAGGATATCATTGCTAAGCTTGAGGATGCTAATGACTGGGGTACTGTACGTGATGTTAATGGTAATAGAGTAGGTGATTGGGGGTTAGAATGAGCGTGCTTAATCAGATTAAAGAGGTTTGTTTTGATGGTTATAAGCCTAGCTATGCTAAGGTAATGAGAGCAGTAGGTGTAGAGATTAGCAAGGGACATACTGATATTGCTTTACACTGGGGAGAAAGTAGTATAGACTTATACTTTGATCATAGGGTTAAGCAGTGGTTTGGTAGTGGGTGGATCAAGGATATCTCAGGGCAAGATATTGCTGGGGAGTTAAACGAGATTAGAGCAGAAGCAATTAAGAACATACTAGGGAGGGTAGCATGATAAGCAGAGAAGATATGGTACAAGCATTAGTGCAAAATGATATTGACTGGGTTGTAGGAGACCCTACTCATGAGAATGTTAAACAGATAGTAAGATTTTTTACTAATGGTGGGTTCGGTAATTATACGGATTCAAAAATTGAAGAGATGTATAATAAATTAACTGCATGAGGAGATAAGCATGCCTAGATATTTAGTGTACGTTGACGCAGTAGACAAAGGAGTTATTGACGAAGCCTTTGATAGCCTGGACACAGGCTCAGTAGAAGAGTATATTACCTTAACAGAGAACGGCTCTCCAATTTTATTTGATGATACAATGGTTAGTAATCCTGAGTGGTGTAATGGAGCAGCTATTAGGTGTGCTGGAATAACGGAGGAATGATAATGACTGAATGCTCGACGTGT